TCCATTAAAATATCCAAACGGAACTGTATCTGATATGTCAAATGCTCCGTACCAACACATGAAGTATCAGAATATAAATTCAGTTGGAAGACAATGGATATTCAAGTACACACTTGCACTTATTAAGGAAAATCTCGGTTATATTCGTGGAAAGTATGGCAGTATACCGATACCAAATGGTGAAACATCATTGAATGCAGGTGATTTATTATCTGCTGCTGGAACTGAAAAACAGTCGTTGGTTGAAGAATTGAGAACAATGTTAGATACGATGACTCGTGCTAAATTATTAGAAGCAAAAAGAGCAGAAACAGAACATCTAAATGTTAGTTTGAACGGAACACCGTTAGCAATTTACATAGGATAATAATATGCCATTATTTCACGGAACACGAGATGCTGGACTTGTTCACAAGTTTAACATGGAATTGGTTGCTGATATAATCGATACAGAAGTTGCTGTATACAAACTTTCATTGGAAAATACAAAAACTAATTTGTATAATGAATCTGATAAGAAAGTTTATCATAGTCCTGTAAAAATTCCTGCTCTGATAGATTATCAGGCACAAACATACGAAGGAACTGAATTTGGACAAGATTATCAACAGTCTGCAAACTTTGCATTTATTAGAGAGTTTTTGAAACAGGTTTCTATTTTTATAGAAGTTGGTGATGTAATTGAGTATAATGGTGAATGGTGGGAAGTTGATCAAGTTCAAGAAAACCAATACTTCGGTGGAAAGAATCCAGACTATTCATTTGCAACTGAAAGATGGGGTCATAATGTTTCTATTATCGCAAACACTCACTTAACAAGAAGGTCGAGAATAAATATAGAAGAATTTAGACCATCTATACCAAACGATAATAATGATATTCCGAGCAACATATAATGAAAAATTCAAGTAAATATAGAAAACCTCCACTTCGTAGAACTCGTGATAGTTTTATCGATGATAGGAATTCTATTCAAAACCCAAGAACAGACTATGGGGATTTCAGACATTTACAGACTCGTAGAGATAAAGATAAAACAAGAAGTCTTGGTATAACTTTATATGATATTGATTTTGCTATAAAGTCATTTATTGATCAAAGAATGCAAATAAGAGTTGAAGACGGTGGCGAATATATCACAGTACCAACAATATATGCTAATTCAGAAAAATGGGCATCAATTCAAAAAGACGGATTTCTTAAAGATAAAAAGGGAAAGACGATAGTTCCGTTAATAACTTTCCGTAGATCTGGTGTAAATATAAAAGCGGAAATGAGAAGGAATAAAGTTGCAAGTACGAATCAAATTGCATACATAATGCGTCATAAATACAATACTACAACTCCTTATGATAAATTTAGTACACAGTATGGTGCGAAAAGACCATCCGAATATTTTATGACTCCAATGCCAGATTATGTGGATGTATCTTATGATTTTATTATTTGGTGTGAATATCAAAATCAATTAAATTATATCGTAGAAAACTTTATCTATTTTAGTGGACAGTCTTTTGGTGATAAAAACTTTTTCAAATTTTCTACAAACATGGATAGTATCTCAATGGAAGATAGTAATACAACTGGTCAAGACCGAGTTGTTCGTGCTTCTTTCCAAATAACTACACATGGTTATCTTTTACCAAAAGATGTTGCAGCCCAAACAACTACAAAACGATTAGTTACTGCAAATAAAATTGTTTTTGTTTCTGAGGCATTCGGTGATATAAATTCCGTATTGGGTAGAGAAAAAACCGAATTGACAGAAAATAGTGATGAATTTAATGCATTTAATTCGGATGCAAGACGTGCATTAGGTGTTGGTAAAAATGAGAAAGGGTTTAGACGATTGAATAAGGATTTTGATGAAGAATTGAATTACTACGAACAAAAAATGAAAAGAATCGTTGATAGGTCAACTCAAGGATCTCCTGGAACATATCCACAAGAATTTGATGAATCCAACGGATAAAATACGATTATAGAATTTTAAAAACATATTTATAGATGTTACATTTAATAACTTATTAACAAGAGGTTTTTATGGCTGAAGTTACAGAACAAAACACAGAAAAAGATTTTGCACAAGAAGATGTGGAATCAGTAAAATCACTTCAATCTAAGTATGCAACAACAACTGCACAGATTGGACAAGTTGAAATTGAACTATTTTTGTTGAACAAAAGATTAGAGGAATTATCTAGTTTTAGAACAGAATTGTTTGATAGATACGGTAAACTGCAAGAAGAAGAAAAATCACTCGTATCAACACTAAATGAAAAATACGGTGATGGAGTTTTAGATTTAGATTCTGGAAAATTTATTCCAACCAAATCATAGTTTGGGTTTTTTGATTTATATTTATATGAGAATTTAATTCTATAATTTTATGGAGATAATAAGTGGCTAATGAAAGAATTGTAAGTCCTGGAGTGTTTACCAATGAGAATGACCTTTCATTCCTTCCACAAGGAATTGGTGCTATTGGTGCTGCTCTTATTGGACCCACGATGAAGGGACCTGCATTTGTCCCAACCATAGTAAATGGTTACTCTGATTTTGTTACAAAATTCGGTGGAACTTATGAACAATCGTACTTACCATATACTGCTAAAAACTACCTAAATAATGCTGGTAGTGCAACAATAGTTCGTGTACTTGGTTCAGGTGGATATTCCCTTAAACATCCTATTGCACTTGTTGCAACAGGATCATGGGGTAAGAAACTTATAACTTTATTACACCCAACATTTGTTGTAACAAATGCTGATTCTGACTCACTATTTGCGAAATCAGCAATTACTGGAAACGCGAGTGGTAGTTTCGTATTAACTGTATCAGGTGGATTCACAACTGATGTTTCTTCATTTACAAACGCAACCAATGAAAATGGACTTGCTTTCAGTTCTTCTATTGACCCTGAAAATACTTCATTTGTAGGTGATTTATTCGGATATAATCCTTATGGAACTCATGCTGTTTACAATTATGTAAACTTTAAGAAACAAGCATCTGCTTCTTTGGCAGCCGATGGTGCAACTACTATATTGATTGAGACTGGCTCTGCTGGTTCTCCTTGGGACTTTACAACTGATTACCTTGAAGCTTCAACACCTTATGTGACATCACAAAAAGTTGGTGTTATCAAACAAGACTTGTTTAAATTCCACACACTTTCTCATGGTATTCATTCTAACTATGAAGTGAAAGTTGGTATTGCAAATATTCGTCCTGCTGGAACAATCGCTGGTTCTGAGTATGGTGACTTTGATGTTGTTGTTAGATTTGTTGATCAATCTAAACTTCCACAAACACCATTCACATCAGAAGATGAAGATATACGTCCATCAGTTGTAGAACAATTCAAATGTAATCTTGATCCAAATTCTCCAAAATATATTTCAAGAGTGGTTGGTGATAGATATATTACCATTACCGATGAAGGTAAAGTAGTAGTTAATGGTGATTATTCTAACAAGTCAAAATATGTTCGTGTTGAAGTAACAGAAGCCGTTGCAAATGGTGCAATTTCTCCAAATCTTGTTCCTTTTGGCTTCCGTGCTCCTATCTCTCCTATACCAAGTGCATTCACTCAACCTGCTTCCGCATCTTATGTAACTGCACAGTCAGTTGGTGGTGCTTATAATAGAAGAGTATATTGGGGATTCAATTACGATTTCGCAAACACAGATAACTTTAATTATCTTCGTGCATTGCCTATTGCAGCTAACCAATCAACTGGTTCAAATACAGACTTTTACTTGGGCGATTATCAACAAAATCCTGGTGCAAATTTCCCATCAAGTGCAACTGCATATAGTTCTTCAATCGATTTGACAACTAATACTGCTCTTGACACTCGTAAATTTATGTTGCCATTCCAAGGTGGATTTGATGGTCACAAGCCAAATCTCCAAAAGAAAACTGGTGTACACATTATAGCTGGAAACACACAAGGATTTGATATATCAACTACATCTGCCGATGGTTATACTGCTTACAAAAAGGCAATCGATACCATTTCAAATGCAGATGAATTTGATATTAACATGATTGCAACACCTGGTATACTACACCAATTACACTCATCAGTAACAACTTACGCTGCTGATATGTGTGAAAATCGTGGTGATGCTTTCTATGTAATGGATTCAACCGGAATAAGTGATAATATCGCAACTGCTGTTTCTACAACCGAAGGTTTAGATACAAACTATGCTGCTACATATTATCCTTGGGTTAAGATTCTTGATTTCGATAGAAACAAACCAATTTGGGTTCCACCATCTGTTGTTCTTCCTGGCGTAATCGCATTCAATGACCGTGTGTCTGCTGAATGGTTCGCTCCTGCTGGTTTGAATCGTGGTGGTTTGACAGAGGTTGTTGAAGTTAAGACTCGTTTAACTCAGACAGAAAGAGATACATTGTATGAGGCAAGAATCAATCCTATCGCAGTATTCCCATCAACTGGAGTATGTGTATGGGGTCAGAAGACACTTCAAGGTCGTCCATCTGCTCTTGACCGTATAAATGTTCGCCGTCTGTTGATTGCTTCTAAGAAGTTTATTGCTTCTTCTACAAGATACCTTGTGTTTGAACAAAACACATCACAAACAAGAACTCGCTTCTTGAACATTGTGAATCCATATCTTGAATCAATCCAACAACGTCAAGGTCTCTATGCCTTCCGTGTTATCATGGATGAAAGTAACAATACGCCGGACATCATTGACCGTAACATTCTTTACGGACAATTATATCTACAACCTGCAAAGACTGCTGAATTCATTATTCTTGACTTCAACATTCAATCAACAGGTGCGGCATTCCCAGGTGCTTAATTAAAATAAAGGGGAGATGAAATACTCTCCCCATTTTTTTGAAAAGAATATATTTATACTTAAAGGATATTTTAAATTTGGAGAAATAAATGGCTGAATTACTCGATCCCACGGAAGTGTTTTTTACCCCGTTTGAGCCAAAACTACAAAACCGTTTTATCATGTATATCGAGGGTGTTCCTGCTTATTTGGTTAAAGGTGCAGGTCGTCCAAACATAAACTTTAACCCTATTACGCTTGATCACATTAACGTCAAACGCAAAGTAAAGGGTAAAGGTGAGTGGCAAGATGTTAGTATAAAACTTTATGATCCAATTGTTCCTTCTGCTGCACAGGCGGTGATGGAATGGGTTCGTCTATCACACGAATCTGTGACTGGCCGTGATGGTTATTCTGACTTTTATAAGAAAGATATTACACTCCATGTGCTTGGACCTGTTGGTGATAAAGTTGAAGAATGGACACTTAAAGGTGCTTTCATCACTGCAACAACATTCGGTGAAATGGATTGGGCAAACGATGCGTTTGTTGAGATTTCTCTCACACTCGCTTATGATTATGCTATACTTCAATACTAATTCGATTATATTTTTATTTTTACAATAAAAAATAAATCATTATGTAATTTTGAAAAATTGCCCTATATTTATTAGCAGTAATGTTAATGAATATAGGGTTTTGTTTTTTATATGTCAAACCGAAAGAAAACTGTTTTAGTAACAGGTGGTTGTGGTTTTATAGGTAGTAATTTTATTCACATGATATTAGATAATCCGAATTCTAATATAAGAATTGTGAATTTAGATGCACTCACTTATGCCGGTGATTCAAAAAATGTAGAAAAATTTGTTGATAATGAAGATTATATCTTTTATCATGGAGATATTATAGATACAAAACTTGTTAAAGAGATTTGTATTAACCATGACGTTGACGGTATAATAAATTTTGCTGCAGAATCTCATGTAGATAGGTCAATTATTGATGGTAAACCATTTATAGACACAAACATAGTAGGAACTGTGTCACTTTTGACCGTTGCTAAAGATTTAGGGTTAAAAAAGTTCGTTCAAGTATCTACCGATGAAGTTTATGGTAGTTTAGAATTAAATTCTACTGAAAAGTTCAACGAACAATCACAAATTTTACCAAACTCACCTTACTCAGCAGCAAAAGCATCTGCTGATTGTTTTGTTAGGTCATACTATCACACTTACGGTGTTCCAACAGTCATAACTCGTTGCTCAAACAACTATGGACCAAGACAACATACCGAAAAATTGATACCACTAATGATAACAAACATATTAAATGGTAAAGAACTGCCAATATACGGTGATGGACTTAATGTTCGTGATTGGATTCATGTTGATGACCATTGTAGAGCGGTATTACTTGCTTATGAGAAAGGAAAAAACGGTGAAGTTTATAACATAGGTTCAGATAACGAGTGGTCGAATGGTGATTTAGTTAGAAAGATACTATCTACTATGCATCAATGGAAAGCTGAAATAACTTATGTTGAAGACAGATTAGGACACGATAGAAGATATGCCATTGATTCATCAAAGGCAAAAACAGAATTGGGTTGGACACCTTTGATTAAATTCGAGGACGGTATACGTTCAACAATAGATTGGTATATTTCCAACTAAATTATATTTATAGTAATAAAATGTATTATTTTCAAATGTTATAGGATTAGTTATGACAAAAATTCCAACTGGCTACAATATGGCCAATGAACAAACAGTTTCCGATGCAGATATTAAAGCCCAACTTTTGTCTGAGCATAAACAGACCGAAGTTAAAAAATCAAAATTTCCAACAGAAATAATTCCATTGCCTTCAAAAGGGTTTTTGTATCCAGAAGGTCATCTATTATCAAGTGGAACAGTTGAAATGAAGTACATGACTGCAAAAGAAGAAGATATTTTAACATCACAAAACCTTATTAAACAAGGTGTTGTGTTAGATAAGTTGTTTGAGTCTTTGATTATTACACCAATCAATTACAACGATTTGTATGTAGGTGATAAGAATGCAATTATGGTTGCAGCAAGAATTTTAGGTTATGGTAAAGAATACACAGTAGAAGTGGATGATCCATTTTCTCCTGGCAATAAACAAAATGTTACAATAGATTTAACTCAAATAGAGCACAAGGAGGTCGATTACACGCCGTTTGAGAGCAAGACGAATCAAGTTGATTATACACTACCAATATCTGGAAGGACTGTGACGTTTAGACTAATGACACATGGTATTGAAAAAGAAATTCAAAGTGAAATAAAATCCATGAATAAATCATTAGTTAAAACTGGCATTGATAGGGAATTAACCACAAGACTCAAACATCTTATTGTTGCTGTAGATGGCGAAACAGGAAGAGCTACTATAAATAATTTTGTAGATAATGAACTGTTTGCTGCAGACTCACGAGCATTGAGGTCATTTATGAAAGAAATCTCACCCGATGTAGATATGACCTTTACATTCATTTCAGACATTACGGGCGAGGTAAAGGAGATGGAGATACCGATTGAGGTATCGTTTTTTTGGCCTACCAACTAATTATAAACTGAGTTTACATGAAGAAATTTTTTCTTTGTGTTACTATGGAAAAGGTGGATTTACTTGGTCGGATGTATATGAATTACCGATTTATTTGAGAAGATTCTACATAAATCAAGTAAAGAAGGCGGTAGATGAAAGAAATAAACAAGAAGAAGAAGTTGTAAAGACAAAAAAACCTTTGCCACCTTCTTTCGGCAAACCTCCTCAAAAATGATAAATTACAGGTTTACATATTTATAGAATATGTAAACCTTTTTGTTTTTAGCAAACAACGGTAGAATGAATGGCATCCGATAACGATAAAAAACTCGAACAACAGATAAACGATTTACTTTCAGAAAGAAAGAAATTAGAGCAAGAAATACTTGCGTTAAAAGTTCAGATACAGTCTGAAAATAAAAAATCTGTTGCAACAATAGAACAATCAATAAAACTTGAATCTTTGCGTTTAAATAATGCAGAGAAAGAGGAAGCCTTACGCAAAAGAATAAACGATATACATAGTGAAACACTTGAAACTACCACAGATATTACAAAAGAAGAAACAAAAACCAATGATGGTATTAAGTATGGATATGATTTATCATCAAAATTAAATTCATTAAAGGGAAACATATTATATCGAACCGAAAAAATAAAAGAAGAAACAAACGAGACCAAAGTATTAAATGCTGCGGTAAACGATTCAACAAAAAAACAACTAAGTTTCGTTTCGGATATAGATACAGTATATGCCGATTTAACTGATAAAATAAAAATAGGTTCAGAATCCACCACAGCAACAACTGATCAAACTACAAAATATGCAACTATACTTGAAAAGGCAGCCGAAACAACACAAGATATGGTTAGTTATGAACAACAGTTAGTTGAAGCGAAGGCAAAGGGTGAATCGGTTGATTTAATACCACTACAAAAATCCATAGACCTAACTAAGGCAAGAGTTCAAATAGCTTTTGATGAAGGTAAAATAACCAAGTCTCAATATGATGCACTTATGACTGGAGAAAATTCTCTCGTTGGTATGATGCAGAATCGTGTAAAGATATTGGAACAAAACAATAAACAATTAGAAAAACAGACTGCAAAAACTGGACTATTAAAAGATGCGTTTGGTGGATTGAGTATAAATGCCGCTTCGATTGTGGATAAACTTCCAGGTGGTGATAAGATAAATAAAATAATGAATATCAAAGGTAATTCCGATGATATGAATAAACGATTCACAGAAGCAATAAAAAGTGGTCTTGAAGGTAACTTTAAGAAAGCATTTGCAAGTGGAGCAGCCGGTCTTGGTTCTATGGTAAAGATTGCTGCTAAATTACCACTTGCAATAGGAATCGGTGGTTTGGTTGGTGGTATTGGTATGTTGATAAAGGGATTTGGTGCATTAGACCAACAAATTGCAGATATGGGTAAACAGTTTTCAATGTCATACGAAGGTGCAGCGAAACTGTACAAAAATACAAATCGTATGGCAACCGAAATGAAAATTACCGGTATAAATTCAAAAGAGATTGCAGAAGGTATAGAGGCGGCAAGTGAGGCGATGGGTGGTATTGATATTGCTGCACAGATAAATGCCGGTAATAAAGAAGCTGAAAATTTTGCTAAACAAACAACAGTTTTAACTAAACAATTTGGATTGAGTGCAGATGAAGTTGGAAAGATTAAAGACCTTTCTACTATGACTGGTAAATCAATGGATCAACTTGTAAAAGAAACTGTTAAGTTGGGTGGTAGCACTTTTAGTGCAAAACAAACAATGAAAACACTTGCTGCAATTCCACCACAAGTTACTGTAGCATTTAAGGGTTCAACAAAAGAACTCATTGCTGCTGCTCAAAAGGCAAAAATGTTGGGAATGGAATTGGGACAGATTCAACAAATTGGTCGTGGTATGATGGAAATAGACCAATCACTTGCTGCAGAAATGGAAGCACGAGTTATTACTGGAAAAGATTTGAATTTAGATGCTGCAAGACAATATGCATTAAACGGTGACATCTATAATCTTCAAGAGGAATTGCTAAATCAAGCCGGTTCATTAAAAGATTTCCAGGCAATGAACACACTTCAACAAGAATCAATGGCAAAGGCAATGGGTATGTCTGTTGAAGATATGACAAAGATGCTTACTAATGCCGAAAAAATGAAAAATATGAAGATAGATGCTGGTTATGCTGAAAAATTAAACTCAATGGAAAAGGCAGAAGATTTAGAAAAAGAAGCAGCTAAAGCTAGAACAAAAGAACAAAAAGATTATATTATGTCACTTGCTGCGGAAAAGAGGTCTGCTAGTGTAAAAGAAAAGATGGCAGATATTCTTGAAAAGATTAAAGCAAAAATGGCACCTATTGTTGAAAAAATAATGACAATGGTTCATAGTCTTTTTGATGGTGCTAAAGGTGCATCACAATTTGAAAATATAATAGATAGTATCGATGTTGACGCAATAGTTGCTGGATTAAAAGATTCATTACCAAAAATAATGGAAGCCGTAAAGAAATTGATTCAGAACTTACCAGACATCATAAAATTTGTAACAAGTATCGTGGATAAATTTTCTGGTGTTGCATCTGTTGGTAGTGGAATTTTGGGATTTATAAATCCATCAGTTGCCGGATTTGGTGCTATGGCATTGAAGGTTGCCGGACCAGGTGGTATTGCCGCGGGTTTCAAACTTGCTGGTGCAGGCGCTATGGGATTATTTGGAGTTGTTAAAGGTCCATTAACAGAAGGTGTTGGTAAACTTGCAGGTGGAATAACTGGAAAGTTAGGCGGAGCATTTGGTAAAGTTGGTGACAAAGCTGGTGGTATGTTGGGTAAAGTTACTGGAATGTTTAGTAAGATGAAACCTCCTGCCGCTGGTGGTGACGGTGTGGGTGCAATGCTTGAAAAACAAGGAGGTAACTTAGCAAAGACAGAAAAATTGGCTGGTAAAGCACAATCCGTTGGTGGAAAGATTGCAGACTTTGGTAAAGGGTTGGGTAGTGCTATAAAATCTATTGGTAAAGGAATAGGTAGTGCGTTCGAGGGTATTTTAAGTGGTTTAGGTAAAGGATTGGAGGCATTAGGACGATCACTTGCAACTCCAGTTCCACCAATGGGCACGGTTGCGATTGCAGTTGGATTATTTTTCCTTGCACTTGGAGCTTCTTTATACATGGCAGCTCCTGCGATAAAGGCAATCGCTCCTGTACTGATGAAGTTTGCAGAAGTAATTGGTGTTGTATTGGTTGCCGCTATTAAAGAAGCAGGTCCAATCATACAAAAAGTAATAGAAACAGTTGGTAAAGTTTTAACTGCATTTATGCCGGTTCTTATTAAAGTTGCAGAAGTTTTAGGTAAAGTATTCATTGCTGCTATAAAAGAAATTGCTCCAATAATAAAGTCTGTATTTGAAGGTATAAGTGGTGTAATAACATCAATAGGTGGTGCAATAGCTACTGTAATAAATTCTATCGGTGATAATATAGTAAAAGTTGTAGATAAGTTATTGAGTTTAACAAAAATCAATCCTGCAAATCTTGGTAAAATTGCTTTAGGTATAGGTGCAATCGGTCTTGCACTTGCTGGATTTGGTGCGGGTGCGGGTGCGGGTGCACTCATGTCTGGTCTTGGTAAACTCGTTGGTGGTGACAGTCCACTTGATCAATTATTGAAGTTATTAGATAAAATAGATCCAAAAACAATAGGAATAGTTGTTGCTGGTATAGCAGGTATTGGAACTGCTATGAAAGCCATGGCGGACAATTTAGGAAAAATAGATCCAGATAAACTTGGACAATTCGGTGATGCATTAGGTGGACTGATGAAGAGTATCGGTGGTGGTGCACTCATGGAAGGTCTTGGCAAAATGTTGGGTGGGGAAAGTCCACTCGCACAAGTCCAGAAATTGATAACAACTTTGGATCCAAAAAAATTATCTGCTGTATCAAAGAGTTTGTTGGAAATATCAAGTTCTTTAAAATTACTTACAGAAACAATCGCTAAGGTTGATGTTGATAAATTATCAAAAGTAATGGAAAAAGTAGGAGGAACCGGATCAGGTTCATCTGTATCAAAGGCGGTTGGTTCTATCGTTGGTAGTATTACTTCATTGTTTGGTGGCGGTGATGAAAATAAACCAAAGACACAATCAGTAACTCCAGTTGCTGTTTCTGCAACATCAACAACAAGTATGGGACAACAAACAAATACTGCACCATCCGCAAAAACCATGGGTGGTGGTGGTGCACCTGCAAAAGATGGCTCAAATGTTGTTGCTGAAAAATTGGATAAACTTATTTCTATATTGGGTGCAATGTCTACACAGCCAACCATCATAAAGATTGGTGAAAAAACAATAGAAGAAATAAAAACTAATATCGATTTCAAGAAGGCATATAATATTGGCGTTGATAACAGTTATGGTCGTAAACTTTAATAATCTATTAGAGTGTATATTTATATGTAAAATTAGGAAAGTCATAGATGTCATTAGTAGATTTAAAATCGGATTTATCAAAATATCGTTCCGAAGTTTCTAGAGAAGAAAAAAACACTCCAGAATCCTCTAAGGCAACCGATAGCAAAAACTTTGCAACGCTACAACCTATCACGGACAGACTTGCACAGATGTCACCACAAATTTCAAGACCTAACCGAACAAGTCTTGCAGATATGTTCCAAAAAACTAATTTGGATGACATAAAAACACCAAAATTAACACCAATAGAAAGTAAACTGAATTCAACAAAACTTGATGATATTGTAAAAAAAGCAGCAGAGAATATGTTAATAAACTCTGTTTCTGAATTTTCACCAACAAGTTTTGAATTTGATACTCCAAGTTTGGTATCTGTTTCAACTAGTGATGTTGCTAAAAAATTCAATGAGATTAGAAAAACTGGATTTACAAGTAGATTAACATCATCCGAAATAGAAATAAATAAAAGTGTTGCCGGTATAAATAACAATGAATCTTCTATATCCATAAGCAGACCAAACCAGACATTTGAAAGGGCATCAACTACTCCTGATATAAACAAGAATGTTTCAGATACAACGGATAACATTACTAATCCAGATGTAACTATAAACAGACAACCACTATCATTGGATAGAACGGAACAATCACCAAATATTTCTAAGAATACAAACGAAGCAACTGATAATATTCAGAATCCAAAAATTGTAATAAATAGAAAGGCATTATCGATTGACCGTGAAAAAGAAACAGTAGTTATAAGTAAAGATTTATTTTCACCTATAAACAATATTGTAAATCCAGATATTGCATTACAAAGAACTGTTTTAAGTGAAGACAGAACAAAACAATCTGCTGATATTTTTAGAGAAAAATTACCGTATGGTTACATAACAATACCAGAAATAAACCCACTTACAAGTGATTTATCGAGTGTTCATTTAAAAGATGAATCTTTATTTAATATAGATTCAAAACCAAAACCATACAATCAAGTATCTATATTGTCCGATACAGAACCATCGATTAAACCAAATTTAATAAAGTACGATCAACAATCTTCTATGTTGGTTGATACCAGTTTATACAATGCTGATAATATAGTAAAAACAAATCCATCTGGTAGAAATGATGATCCGAGTAAATCATTATTCTCAATCGTTGGAACACAAGAAGTAAACTTCTTCCCAAATATAAATGCTGAAGGATTTACTGCAAACCAATCAATAGGTGATAGTAAATTTTTATCGGATTCAAAATTTGGATGGTCTGGTAAAACATCACAGGCACCTGCTGTAAATTATATCTCCGATATAAATTCTGCCGGTTTCAAAACATTTACTGATCCATTGGTAACAGGATATGTTGTAAACAGTTCAAAGTTTGGATTCATAAAAACACCAGAAGTTGATTTCTTTGATGGTGGAAAGAAATATACAACGATTGGGTTTAAGTCTTTCACAAGACAATTTGAAACTGCATATAAACCAGATTCATCTGCATTTACTTGGATTGGAAAGTCTGATGCAGCATTGGAAGTTAATTACTTTGATGTTGGTAATGCAAATACAACAAGTGGTTTTCATAAACTCGCACAATTATATGATACAAAGTACATAGTAGATTCATCATTATTTGATTGGGATGGTGGCAGAGAGTCATCTCCAGAATCAAATTACTTTGATATAACTGGACAATATTCAACTGCTGGATTCCATCGGTTTGCACAAATATATGATACCAAATATATTCCAGAATCATCACTATTCGATTGGGATGGTTCCAGAGAAGGTGCACCCGTTTATAATTATTTTGATATAGCAGGCTTACATTCAACTGATGGATTTCATAAGTTCGCTCAAATCTATGATACAAAATATATTCCAGAGGCATCTATATTTGATTGGGACGGTAACAGAACGGGTGCACCACAAGTTAATTGCTTTGATATATCAGGTCAACATTCAACTGCTGGATTCCATACATTTGCACAACTATACGATACCAAGTATATTTCAGAATCTTCTATATTTGATTGGGACGGTGCTAGAACAGATGCTCCTGTTGTTAATTATTTTGATTTAACTTCTATAAGTACAACAGTAGGATTTCATTCTTTTGCACAACTATACGATACAAAATATATTCCAGAGGCATCTATATTTGATTGGGATGGTGCTAGAGTAGATGCTCCCGTTGTTAATTATTTTGATTTGACTGGAAAAAATACAAGTATTGGTTTTCATTCCTTTGCTCAACTTTATGATACAAAGTACATTCCTGAATCTTCTATTTTTGACTGGGATGGCTTCAGAGTAGATGCACCAAGAGTGAACTACTTTGATTTAACTGGTAAAAACACTACAATAGGATTCCATACATTTGCTCAACTTTATGATACAAAGTATGTACCAGAATCCTCAATATTTGATTGGGACGGATTTAGAGTAGATGCACCATTTGTGAATTTCTTCGATATAACAGGAAAAAATACAAATGCTGGTTTCCACACATTCGCCCAAATCTATGATACAAAGTATGTTCACGAATCTTCTATTTTTGATTGGGATGGTTTTAGAGTAGATGCACCATTCGTAAATTACTTCGATATAACTGGTAAAAATACAAATGCAGGATTCCATACATTTGCTCAAATATATGATACAAAATATGTACATGAGTCTTCTATATTCGACTGGGATGGATTCAGAGTGGACGCCCCATTTGTTAATTATTTTGACATAACTGGTAAAAATACAAATGCAGGTTTTCATACATTTGCTCAAATCTATGATACAAAATATGTTCACGAATCTTCTATTTTTGATTGGGACGGATTTAGAACAAGTGCACCAGAGGTTAATTACTTTGACTTACCTGGTAAGTTTACTACTGTTGGTTTCCATAGACTTGCACAAAAGTATGATACTAAATACATAAAAGAATCATCCGAATTTGATTGGGACGGTGCGAGAGGTTCTGCACCAGAAGTTAATTATTTTGATTTATCCGGTAAATTTACTACTGTTGGTTTCCATAGACTTGCTCAAAAATTAGATACTAAATACATAAAAGATTCGTCTGAATTTGATTGGGATGGTGGACGGTCTGCCGCTAAAACAGTAGATTTCTTCAAGAACGATAGTGCTCCTGGATTTACAAAATTCCCAAAGGCATTAGAGTCCGAGTATAAAAAAGATATAAGTAAATTTACATTTAAAGGAAGTCAACCAATTCCTATAAATTATTTTCCTGATAGTTTTAATAAAGGATTCACATTAAAGGCGGCAAAACTTAATAGTGAATATATTGAAGATAAAAGTGAATTTGCATGGAAAGGTGGCAGAGATGCTGCACCTTCTGTGAATTTTATTACAAATGATCAAGGTGGTGGATTCACAACATTCATTACACCATTAGTAACTGAATATACAACTGATATATCAAACTATACATTTAAAGGTGCAAGAAGTAGTGCACCATCCGTTGATTATTTAGTAAACCAAAATGCACCAGGATTCAATTTATTTCCAGCATTATTAGAAAGTAAATATAAAACTGAAACTAGTATTTTTACATGGAATGGTGGACGGTCTGAAGCACCACAAGTGAATTACATTACAGACGAAGCAGGTTCTGGATTCACAACACTACTATCACCGTATCAAACTTTTTATACTCCAGACTTTGGTAAGTATAATTGGAAAGGTAGTAGGTCTGATGCTCCGAATGTAAAATACTTCGGTGTAGGTCCAATTTTACGAAATACGATACCAAATCAGGATAATGTTTCTCGTAGTACAATGGTAGATAGTGGATTTGCAACATTCTTTGATAATAAGGCAAATACACAATTATCATCTGGATACTCATCTTTATCTACTGAAGCAGGTAAAAATAAATCTCCAATAAATGATATACCGGCAACAAATTTCTTTGGATATACACCATCACAAAATCGTGGTTTCATGGTTAAGATGAACTCTTTTGGTGAAACACTTTATCCGATAATTAAACAAGAGTTACCATATAATACTGATATTGGTTCAAGAAATACAATAGAAGCGGCAAGAACCTCCGGTGGTATCATTATATCCGATAGAGAAAAATACACTCCAGAAACTATGGTTAAAAAGGCATGGACAACTAATGGTGTGTTTGCATCATTGACTAATCAAGTTCCTGTTTCAAAAGTAAAAGCTGAATCAAGCTATTATGGAAAGCCTTATGCTAAAACAATGAATGATGTGACCGAACAAAAAGGTTACTTGGCAAAATGGGCAATTACAAAAAATTCTCCATCACCTTTGGACTTACAATATACTAAATTTAATCTAAGAGATGATGCTTACAATAGAGATTTCGGTTTTGATCAACCTTATGTAATGCGTGATATTGGACAACGTTGGGGATTTGGTCTAAACTTTGATGAAGGTCTTGTTCGTGGTGGTGCGGTAACTGCTGCTGAAAGAATAGTTCAAGATGTTTTCCGCATAGGTAAATTCTTACTATCCGCAAAAGGTTTATTATTTGTTGCAAAACAAGTAGGATTGCAGTTAATGAATCCAAATGTAGATACACCGCCGGCAAACGGTGTTACTGGATTTTTATCGGCAGCATCATCATTTGGTGCATCACCAACTCAAATATACAATCCATTGGCTATGTTAGTTAATGTTGCTGGTGCTCCTGCGGGACTAAGAGTTCCAAGACACAGTTTATTTGGTGCAATAGATTCATCATTGCTCAATAGATATGGTGATACAACTATTGCTCGTGAGTTGACAAGACCACCTGATCCATCTTCAAATTATTTCAAAACATTAAGAACACCTGATACTGATGGTGACACGTTTGATTATAGTAGAATGATCGGGTTA